GGCACAGAGGTAGTTGAACGTCTTCGGCGAGCATTCAAAGCTGTGGACACCGGCACAGACCTTCGCAAACCCAAGGGAGTAGGTTCCAACGTGAGCCCCGATATCCAAAAAGGTCTTCGTGGGGTCGATGAGACTTGCCGCCCAGTCAATGATAGATTGCTCATAGACCCCACGGTCAGCAAAGTCGCGGGCTATGGTTGCGTCCGGGAACACCATGCAGTCGGACCGAAGGCGCATGTAGACAGGGTCTTCGCTATGGAGGGACTTTTCTTTGAGGTAGTACATGCGTGGTTGACGGAACCCGCCTGTAAGTCTCAGAGGTCGAGCGCTGGAAGTGTCTTCTCCGCAGGTTTCGTCCCGTTCGTCCGATGCTCCACCACACTGTCCCAGAAGGACTGGAGCTGGGGCAGATGGTCGGACAGCCAATTCGGGTCCTTCGGAACGAAGTCCTTCTTTGTAGACTGCAGGACCCAGTAGAGAACCTGCATGTCTTCGGTATGCGTCTCGACGTCATAGACGACGCGTCCATCATCGTAGACTCCAAAGGCTCCCTTGCGAAGGCTTGACTTGGCCCACTCATTGTAGTTCAGGAGCTTGAAGCGAAACTCCACATACTCGCACTCGTCAATGCCCGTGCACTCCATTTGCATCTGCATCTGGTGCACGTAGGCAATCGGAATCTCCGGCTTCTCCACGCGGCTCATCGGACACTTGAACTCCACGAGACGTCCATACCTCCGCGGGTCGTCATCGAGCGGAACGATAAGCCCATCCGGCGAGGCTCCCAAGAACGGCACGCGTGGATGCTGGGCACACGAGACCTCCAGAATCGTACACCGCGTGGTCTCCTCGTAGAGCTTCTTGGCGATGGGCTCAAAGCGAGTGCCCCAGACCAGGGCCGGAATGGGGTTGTACTTCCAGGCGTCTGCCGTCGTGGGAGGCTCCAGCTTCTTCAGAAGCACCTCGCGACGTGCCTCCTCCGAGCCAAAGACCTTGTAGACCTCCGAGGCCGTAATCATTTCGCCTCGTTTCGCATGCCACTGGTCGGAACGCTGATCGTTTTGCCCGTAAAGACGGAGTACACGTTCAAAGGCTCGGTCGCGGAGCCAGAGCCGTCCGGTTTCTCCGAACATGAGTCGCTCAACGAGGGGGGCAACATGATGTTTGAGTGCTGTGTAGGAGAGTCCCGGTTGTAGAGCACGGCAAGCCAGTAGGAACTGGCGGACACGAGTCCCGAGATGAGTATAGGGGCGATTGTCAAGGAGCCACTGAGAGAGCGCATCCTCCATTACTCCTTTGTCTCTTCCGTTTGCGAAGGTTCGTTTTCCGGTGCGTGGAGGAGCGCCTGGAACTCCTCCTCGGAAATCCGCGGGATGACCAGCTCTTCGCGGTCGGGGACCTCGGTGCCATCCAGGAGTTTGGTCTCCGTCGTCATGTCCGCCCACATCTGTTGAACGAGGCTCTCGAGCTCGGCGGTGTGGGCCTCAAGTTTCGTGAGGTCGGCTCCAACCTCAGGCACCCGGGCCAGGGGGTCCACGGCAATCTCTACCGTCCAGAAGTCGTCGGGAAGCTTCGTCTCGCTCATATCGTAAGGAACCCATTTTCTATGAAAGCGCCGAACACACCCATGGAGACAATTGCATCGAAGGAAGACATGGTGCTTCGGCGCCTCTCGGCATTCTATAGCGAGGCAACCATTCTCGCACGCATCAAGCCGATTCTTCTTGGAGAGTCCAAGATTAGCCTTCGCCTTCTGGATTGGCTCGTGACAAACTACGCGAAGAAGCACAACATTGCGTATCTCACGAAGGCTGGGCGCGATGTCAACGTCTACCTCCGCTACAAGGCGAACTTGCGTGCGTACAGCAAAAAGATGTTTGACCCGTTCTGCCGCTGGAAGAAGATTACCTTCCTGGGCCTCAACACCACCGTCGGACAGCTGAACTTTTTCCACTGGGTGCTGGAAGATGAGGTTCTGGAGTACCTGGAGGAACACTATGATGCGGTGCAGGCCGACATGGATTCCTGCTCGACGACCATTCAGCCCAAGGAGGGCGACCGGCGAAAGCGTCATGAGCTCTCTCGGTCTGCCACCAAATCCATCACACTGTCAGCGTTTACCCTTTCGGTAAAGTTTGACTAGCAAGCATAATGGAATCCCTTCTGGTCCCCGGATTCATCTACACAGACATTTCTCCGGACATCACGGAAACAGACATTGACATCGTCTCGGACCTCTGGACCATGGACGGGCGCGAGGTCTATCGCGGAGCGCGGGACCCTCGGTATACGCATGCGAATGTCTACTGGCTCTACGATGAGGACCTGCAGCGTGTCGGGTGCTCGGAGCATGCCCTGGACACTCCGGGAGAGATGCGCCTTCTCTGGTTTCACGAGTCCTCGTTTGGCACCTACTTTCAGGAGGACTGGACGACGGATGGAGACCTCTGGGCCCGGTTGCCCGCGAAGCCGTTTGAGCGATTCATCAACGAAGGCTGGACGACTCCCGAGAGCTTTCTGGAGCAGTGTCTGTACGGGCCGACGCGTCTGCTGACGCTCGAGATGGTCCTGAACCTCCCGACGGTCTATACCTGCACCATCTGTGGAAAACGCTCGCTGCGTCGGTCTCCGCACTGTACGAGCACCGAGAGCGTGCTAGACATCCCTGCATTGGAAAAGGTGTTGTTTGTTGATGAGGACATGGTCCTCTATGTTCCGCCCCCCGATTCAGCTGTCTTTACACGGCTGCAGCGACCTGGCGACGGCGGTTTGCAGCGGGCTTCGCAGCGGCCGGTGCAGGAGCAGGCTCAGGAGCAGGTGCCTCCTCAACCGGAGCAGACTCCTCCTCCTCAACAGCCGTCGTCGCCGGAGCATTCGTCTCCTCCTCAATCTCGTCCGCGAACACCTGAGCCGCCGTCAGACGCTGGGGAGGAGCAACGCGAGCGTGCGTGATGCGCCAGGTGACACCGAAGCCCTGCCCGGAGACGTAGACGCTGGGCGTGACGACAACCGAGGCCTCGACGCGCTTGGGGAAGATGGCCGAGATGTTCTCGAGGTCGACCACAATCGGCTTGCCGGTGCTGTCGGCGACGTCCATGCTGACCTGGCCATCGTAGACCGGGACCTTCATGCGGAAGCTAGGCGGGTACTTGCCGCTGGGAACCCACTCGCCATTCACCTTCTCCACGCTGGGACTGATGAACTGCTTCATGAGGTCCTGGAGAACCGCACGGTCGCGCGAGCGTCCGAACCACTTGGCGCTGTTGGTCGTGGCGGTGTCGAGGAGCTTGGTCTGCATGTCGAGGAGGAAGTTGTAGAGAGACCCGAACTCACCAGCCTCGGCACCCGCCTTCTCCTTCGCGAAGACGTCGCAGCCCTTGAGGGTGAGCGCCATCTGGTAGGTGTTCCCGTTCTCGGTCTCGCGGATGTTGATACCCATCGGGTACATCGACTTGGGGATGCGAATCTGGAGGCTCTGGCCGTTGTACTTAATCGGAACCGTCTTGCCGCCCGCCTTGTTCATGCGGATGTCGCCGAAGGAGACCTTGGAAGCATCAAGAGTAGAGACAGAGACGATTGCAGAGGTAGACATTCTGGAGGTATATGAGGTCCATTCTGCTGGCACCCCCGCATCCGTTTTCAGCGCAAGTTTCTGTATTGACAATAAGAGTATGCTGTGCGCCTCGGTGCGCCGAAAGGGGTCTGTGGAGCAATGTGGCTCACGGGCCCTCCTTGGACATACCCTCTGTGGAACCCACGCCCGCTCCAAAACGGTGCTGCTCTGGGTGAACGCGAATCAAGAGAAAGTGCATGCAGCCCATCGCATTCAAGCCCTCATTCGAGGGTGGCTCGTTCGCCATCGGCTCGCCCTGGCGGGACCGGGTGTGCTTCGACGTGCAGGGCTCTCGAATGACGAAGACTTGGAGACATGCGAATCGTCTGCCCGACAGGACCCGAGGGACTACTTTGCCTTCACGGAGAACGGGAAGACCTGGTGGTTTGACTTTGCGACGCTGTGGAAATGGTCCCTGATGTCTCTTGACCCGACGAATCCCTACACCAAAGTCCCGCTGTCGGTCGACACCAAGCAGCGGCTTCGCCGCATGTGGTCCGCGCGTCGCCGGAGTCGACGACCTGTTCCCCAGGAGCCTGCGGACTTTCAAGACCGCCTTCGGATGCGCTGGACGGTTCTCTGCCAGGTCTTTGCCGACAATGCCCTTGGGACCTTCAACCCGGAGCCCTTTCTTCGGCTGACAAAGAATGACTACATTGTGGTCCTCCGCATTCTTCGCGATGAGCTTCAGGCCAGTCTTCCAACGACGAGTCGGCTTGCCTTGTCCCTGATTCATCGGTGTCTGATTAGCGCGTGGACGATGCACCCGACCCAATTTGTCTTGCAGGGGTCGTACGTCTTGATGACCATGCTGCTCCATGCGACCAATGAACCCGCCCTCGCCTTTTGTGTGTTATCCGCCCTCTACCGTGTGTAAAACGGATTCGTTCGCGCCAAGGGCACCAGACTCCGCCCCAAATGAATATCTTCGTCCTGTCTCTCTGTCCGCAACTCGCGGCGCGCCTTCACTGCGACAAACACGTCGTGAAGATGATTCTCGAGACAGCGCAGTTGCTGTATACCGCCCACCACGTTGTGGGCACCAAGGACCTTCCCGAGGGAGCGTACAAGAAGATCCATGCGAACCACCCGTGTGCCATCTGGGTGCGGGAGAGTCGCGCCAATTATCGGTGGCTCACGGAATTGGGACTGTGGCTCTGCAAGGAGTACTCCTATCGCTATTGCGACAGGCTTCACAAGACCACGCGACACCTCGTGTGGCTCTTTGCCAACCCTCCCTCCCTTCCCGATGTCCCTCAGACCCCCTTTCGCCAAGCCATGCCCGACGACTGCAAGCATCCCGATGCCGTTCAAGCCTACCAGACCTACTATCTCAAGGTGAAGGTGCCGCGGGGTATCGTCCACTATACGCGTCGAGAGCGTCCGGAATTCCTTCTCGAGAACTGATTTACATGACCGCCACAGGTAAGGAGTATACCAACGCGTTAGAAATGTCTTCTTCTACTTCTGCAGTTAAGGCAAACAAGATGCCCGCCGACAAGAAGACCGCCCCCAAGACCGCCGCCGCCCCCGCCCCCGTTGCGGCTGCTGCCCCCAAGGCCGCCAAGAAGGCCGCCCCCAAGAAGGAGACCCCCGCCAAGTCCGAGGTCGTCGTCCCCACCGTTGCCACTGCGGCGCCCGTTGTCGCCCAGTCCTCTGAGGCGCTCCTCGCGACCCTCACCGAGCAGCTCAAGGCGCTCTCCACCGAGTTCACCGCCAAGGTGCGCGAGGCGGTCAAGTCCACCCAGGAGGCCGCCAAGGCCGCCAAGAAGGAGGCTCGCGACTCGAAGAAGAAGCGCAAGATTTCCCCGGACCAGATGACCCCTGAGCAGAAGGCGGCCTGGGAGGCTCGCCGCGCGAACAACGCCTTCCTCGTCCAGCGCCCGCTCTCCCCCGAGCTCTGCTCCTTCATGGGCATCTCCGCGGGCTCCAAGCGCTCCCAGACTGAGGTGACCAAGTTCGTCTCCGAGTACGTCAAGAGCCACTCCTGCTTTGACCCCAACTTCAAGCGCCGCATCATCCCCAACGCGGCCCTCTCCAAGCTCCTCCGCGTCGATGACAAGACCGAGGTCACCTACCTCAACCTCCAGAAGTACCTCAAGGTGCACTTCCACAAGGCGTAAGCAGGTTTGTCCCACATCCACAACACCCTCACCAAAAAAGACGAGAGGAACTCCTCTCTCTTTTTCACAGGTGATACTAATGGAGACGCGGTCCAAGACGTTGAGACTCTGCGACGAGGCTTGGACCAAGGGAATGCCTCTCAAGATAACATCCGATGGATTTCCGATTGTGATGAAGCCATCGCAGAACTGCGAGATTCGCGTGAAGGGGACGCGTGACATCGCCTACGTTGGTCTCCCGAAGACCAGGGAGGAAGTCCTGTCGTTTCTTACCACGATTCCTCGGTTGACGAGTGCGGACCTGGAGACGGCGCCGGACAGTGTCTATACCTGGTTGCTCTATTCGAAGGACGGAAGCGCTCCCCAGTTCGCAGCGTCTGAGACCGAGACGATGCTCGAGCTCGGAACCACGCATTATGCCATCGCAACGTCCGTCGGCGCGACCGGCGTTCACGGTGCAGGAGAAGTCTGGAAGCACGGAACTCAACTGACCTTCAACTTTCTGTCCGGGACCTTTATGCAGTCGTGGGTCCTCCCGAAGGAGTGCCCGCTGAAGACGATGGAAGTCTACATCAAACGGAAGCTCCAGACAGAGGTTCTCCCCGACCTCTTCCGCGGGAAGACACTGACGTTCTCGGAGGAGACGTTTGTCGCTCCACGGTTCATTCGGGAAGGGCTGACGACGGACAAACTCGAGACGTATGTTCGTCACGGGTTCACCGTGTGTATTCATGATGCAAGCGCAAAGGCTGAGTGTAAGAGGATCAAGGGCACCTGCGAAAAACCTGTCACGCTAGAGACAATGCGCGCTGGTGCTCCCCCAACCCCGCGTCGTCCGCAACGGCAAGGCTCCGAGGAGAATCTCTCGCAGTTTGCGGAAGCCAAGCGTATGCTCCAGTTTGGAGAGGTCGCGCGTCCACAAGCCACGGCCCCTGCAGTGGTCCCGACAAGCCGACTTGAAGGAATGGGCGGTCGCAAGAAGACCAAGACGGGGAAGAAGTCTCGCCGCAAGACTCGTCGTCGCCATCGCGGAGGAAATGACCTCGACCCCAATCACGTCGGAGTTCGCATGGCCGAGAGTCTCCTGGGAGCCCCTCCGACCCTCCAGATGTTTGAACGGCTGAAAGCTGAGTTGAGGTTGACGGACACCCAAGTCGACACAATGATACGAGCCTACAACGAGGCCGCGGAGGACGGGGTGTATCCGGAGGAGGACGAGTTTCGCAAGTATCTCATCCACCGTTTCAAGCTCAAGGCAACGTCGTAATCCATTCAAAGCACGGTAATCTTCTCATGCGGCAGTTCCTGAAAGAGCATCGTGCTGAAGAAGCGCGAGAACCGATTGTCTAACACCAGAGCCCGCTGCTTGTCGTTCTCAAGTAGCGTTCGACGAAGTCGTTTCAAGAGCACGTTCGGGTCGGCCTGTGTCGTCCGAACTTGAATCTTGCAGACATCTGTCCCATCGTCCTTGACCCACCCACAGAGGAGGGAATCCTCGCACGCCTTCCCCTTCAGCTGCCCACAGGGTGTCCGGACCTTGCTGATGAACTCGTAGGCTTTCGTTTCAATGGTCTCATCCACGCGAGCCTTGTACCACGCGGCGAGCTCTTTCTCCAGGCACGCTGCCTTTCGATTGACAATTGCATCTCGCAAGCCACAGCACTCAACATCCGTACACTCCCCGCTCCGGTCCACTGCAATGTCATTCGCGAGCGAGAAGAGAAGGAACTCATAGAGTTCGGAGCTGTAGTCAATCGCGGCCTTGAGGGCAGGACCTTCGGAGTCCGGCTCTCCCGAGAGGAGCATGGCCTCGCCACTCGGAGCGGTTCGGACCGTCTGCAGAACTTCAGTGGCAGGGCCCGGAGAGGACTCTGTGGAGCGAACTGGAATCCGAAACCCCGTGACGGTCTCTACTTCGACAACCTGCCCATCGGAGTTGCGGCGGTCCTTGGACGGCTCGTGGCGGAACAGATGGGCTCCCTTTTTGAGCGCGTTGAGTGCGTCTCTCTCCGCCTCATAGGTCGGAAGGTCTGCCTCGAGGACTTCATGCAGGGCCCGCGTCGTTGCGGGTTTGGCCTCCGTTGCAATGCCTTGGCTTGTCGGAACAAACGGAATCCAAACAACCCCAGGGGCGAGGAATCCCTGGAGACGGCCCAGAGGGTCGGTGATTCCGATGAAGTCTGCCACCCCGAGCTCTTGAAGGGCCTCCCATGCAGTTTGTTGGGTGGGGAGGTCTCCTCTGCAGGCAGCCTCGTGGGCGGTCCGAAGCCCTAGCGTCATCTCTGCGAGAGGTGACTGCCAGACATCCACTGTATAGACCGTCTCTCGCTTTTGGGACTCTCCCTTCCCCTTTCGCTTTCGGCGCATGGTTCCCAGAAGCTCAGGCGCCCCTCCCGACCGCAGCAAGACAACGAGTGTTTTGCTCCGCGCTGCGATATCCAGGGGCCGGAACCCGCAGAGGACCTTCCCACGGTCCACCGAGACCAGAATCACGCTGTAGCTGAAGACGAAGGACAGATATTCCAACTCATCGATGGGGTCCAGGGTCTTTTCCGTCCACCTGCGCTCCGCTTCGGCCACGGGGTCTGCAGCTCGAAGTGTGCTAAAGAAGGAGCACTGGCGAAGACTGTCCTGGTTCCGTGCAGGGGACTTGATGGGGGTGGGTCCCAGGAACTCCGGGAGTGTGTCTCGCGGGCGACCGAGTCCAATCCGAAACACGTCCTCGGCTCCAAACTCAAGCCGCTTGTTCACAATCGTCGTGTCGTAGGAGGTCTTGACCCCCAGACGACTTGCGAGGTCCGCGGAGAGGCGCGCAACTCGCTTGGGCGGGACATCGTAGAGGTCCTCTGTCAGGACGTAGGTGACATCCGACCGCTGATTGAGGGTGACAGGTTCCTTCGCCGGCGTCGGATAGCAACAGGGAACGCCCTCTCGTTTCTTCAGGAACCGCGGATACGGGGACAGGACCCCCTTGGAGGTCTCCCGCTTGATGACGGGGAACTCGCGTGTGCTCACCTTGTCGTTGGGACGAACCTTGCCGTTGCAGACCGGGCAATGAAGCGCGCCATCGGGACCCTCCACGAGTTGGTCGGCACGGAGCGGAATGAGGTCGGTCATGCACCAATACGGTGGACAGATGGCCGTCCCGCCGGGGATATCGACCTGCTCGTCCTCGGGGGCCTCCTCGTAGGTATAGGCCTCACCTTTCTCCGCGCGAATCGTCTCCTTCGCCTCGGGTGTCAGAACGACGACCTGATTGTTCTTCTCACATTCCTTGGAGTACGGAGGACCGAACAGCTCGGCGTTGAACTTCTTCAGCTCTGCATTGAAGTAGTTCTGGGTATTCGTCTGCTCCTTGGCAACCTTGACGACGCGACTCTTCTTTGCGGGAGCAACGGTAGGAGGAGGCGGAGGCGGTGCAGCTGAGGCAGAGACGGTCAACGCCGAGATATCAAACCCATCATCGTCATCGTCGTCCTCCTCCTCTGCAGGCTTCATCTGGGGAACCGCGGCCACTGCCGAGACAGCTTCCTGGCGACGAGGGCACACCGCATTCACTGCAGGCGCGTCGGAGGTCAGAACATACCGGAGGATGTCGGCGTAGAGAAGGACACGCTCAGGCGTTGTCGCGAAGTCAATCTCGACCTCCTTTCGGCTAAACCGAAGCACGGGGAAGTCTTGCAAGGCTCGGTCGCAGTTGACCTCCCCCGAGAGAATCGGCGCGAGAAGGGCGGTCGCTTCCTCAGTCGAGGTTCCGAGGGCATTTGCAAGAAACTCGGGGGTGGGCGTTGCATCCTCTTGGGCGAGAACCTGACAGGCATCCAGAAGGCGACGCGGGACAGTGCCTTGGTCGACACGAAGCAAGCGGAAGGACCCGCCCTCTTCTCCAAAGATGGAGCGGAGGCAGGGAAACCGAAGCATATCAAAGTCCGTCTCTTCCTTGGCGTACGTGGCGAGGAGGGACATGTCTGTGAGCGTCCAGCGGTCGCGGGAGAGGTCCCGGGGGTCCAGAAACGGGACAATTGCATCGAGCGAGAGGAGCCACTCCTCGGCTTCTGCCTGCATCTCCTCCAGGGTCTTGGTGGAGGTCTTGTCCTTGCGAATGTCAATCGTGATGTCGATGGAGGTCATCGCAATCCGCTGAAAGCTAGACCGGCTCGACCCGCGGTACAGAAGAAGCGTCGGGCGGCGACGGTTGGGTTTCGTAGACTCGTACCACGCTTTGACGAGACTGGGGTCCAAGACCGGGCTCTTCGTCTTCGGGTCCTCGACATAGAACTTGCTCCGAAGGGCCGTCTCTCCGGTCATTGAATACGCGATGAAGGGAGTGGTCTCGGAGACGGTGAGTCCGTAGAAGATTTGCTCAAAGGTGGACCGAGGGTGGGCCAAGCGGGTTGCATTGAGCGGAATGTACCACTTCGCCTTGGTCAGGACGGCTGAGGTATGCCGCTTCACGGGAAGCGCAAGGAGGGCCCCAAGGTCTGCTTGGGCCTTGAGAATCGCGGGTTTGCTCGCATCGAGGTTGACGGGGGTTGTCTTGAGGTCCAGACGAGGGAAGTAGGCGCGCAAGACAGCGTCCGATGGTGCAGCGGGAGCGGGTGTGACGCGAAGTTCGGAGACCGGGAAGGGGTGGAGGGTCTCAAGCAGACTCTGGAGGGACAGCAGGGGAATTGCGTTCGCAGGGAGCTGCACATCCTTGGGCGGGAGGGGAAGAATCGTCTGCGTCTTGGCCCCGAGAATGTGCCATTCCTGACCTCCATCCCGAACCGGAGCCTTCGGGGAGACAGCCTCCCAGTCCTCTTGGGTATACGCGCGGGCAGGGAAGTCCGCAACCCCAGGACGGACATCCGTCAGATAGGTGCGAAGGTCGTCTTCCGCAATCGTTCGGCCATCGCGTGACAGACGGAAAAAGAGCGCGGTCCACTCCTTGGGTGTAGCATAGTAGCCTTCGGGGAGGGTCACGCGAATCTGGACGAAGAGGCGGTCTGGATGCGAGCCTTGGTTGATGGCGATGAGCTCGCGGACCCGCTCAATTGTGTCATCGTCGTAGAACGACACCTCGGTGAGGGTCCCCTCGATGGGAAGGGTCTTCATTACCCTTTACAGGGGAGAATCCGTGATGGTCATGCCGCAGTACGGGGTCGGGCGCTGGCTGTAGTTGACGGGCGAATAGAGTCCAAGTTGGGTGGCGTCTCCGAGGATGCGACGGAAGTTGCTCCAGAACTCCTGCGTGTGTCCGATGGTCTCTGTCATGAGGTGGGCCATCTCGTGGAGGACGACGAACATGATGGTGTTCCCGTCGATGAGCGGATACTCGGGCGCCTTGGTCTTGTCGCGAAGACAGACGACAATCTTCTGCCCCTTGTTCTCGCTGTACGAGGTGTCCTTGGACGACATGTCGTTCTCGATGAAGACGTCGGTGTTGAACCGCTCGAGGAAGCGACGCACTGGTGGGTCGGCTGCAAGGGCCTGGTCGCTTTTGTAATGGGTGAAGAGCTTGACGAGGCGCGCCTTGACATCAGCCATCAGAGCGACAGCCTTCTCTTTGTTGGGGAGGTTCTGCATCTCGTAGGACTGACCATCCGGTCCTGTCATACGAATCGTGTTGCGCGGTCCCTGGAGGGCGTAGAGGGCCAGGGCGCCAATGCCGACAGCGGCAACGGGAAGCATATTATAGAGAGGGACGAAGAGAAAGAGTATGGACACTCGCACCTGTCTCCGGGCTCACAAAGAGGGAGCGTGGTATGCGATGTGGCAGCACGAGGACGGGAAGCCGAATCATTATCGGATGTACTGCTTTGCGTGCGATACAGAGCGAACCTTCTGGATACGACCGAGGACCGTCACGTCAGCGCAGTCCCCTGAGCCTGTGGTCAAGCTTACGCCGCAAGACCATCCTGGGCGTGGGTCGCCTTGAACGGGTCGGGGTCGATGGTGGTCTGGAGGAAGGGGCCGACCTTCGCCTGGGGGTTCGGGGTCTCCGTGCGGACATCGTAGGAGGGGTTGCGGTTGGTCTGCGCAATGCCGACGATGTTGATGTTGGAGTGGTAGCCGGCCTGGAGGAAGTTCTGGCCCTTGAGGTCCTCGGCGCCGACGGGGTTCACGGCCGCGAAGGATGCACCGAGCTCGCCCTTGGGGAGGAGCTCAGAGGAGGAGAGGCTGGTGGCGGAGTACGTCTGCTGCGACGCAGGGGTGCGGCCCTGCATGCCCTGGACGTTCGCGGCATTGCCGGCGACCGCGTGGGGGCTGCCCATGGAGGGGCCCTGCTCCGAGAGGGGGCCCGGGGTCCCGAGACCACCAAGCTCCTCGGCCTTGTCCAGGACTGCCCCCTTGGCACCCGAATAGGAGGTAAAAAGAACGTAGAGGGCAACAACCCCAGCGAGCACGAACCCAAGGCGGACCATCTTCGTCTGCGAAAGCTTCATGTTTATATGAACTGATAGACAAATTTCGGATGAAGAAAGTCTTTGACGCGCTTCTCGCGGACGCGGCAGAGCACCTTCAACGTCCAGAGATTCAGAATGCAATCCTGCGACCCCTCCTCGTCTCTATTTTCAATGTTCTGTATCCGTATCTCCTAGGCGCCATGCTTCTCTGGGGCATCATGTTCATTTGTGTGGCGCTGATTCTTCTCATTCTTGTCCGCGGCACCCTGCTGGTCGGGATACAGAAGAGTTAGGAGCTCGCCACGAGAGAGGGACCAGAAGCCCGAGAAGTTCCGCTCCTTGGCTTCCTGACGAAGCTGACGAATCGTCTTCTTCTGCAGTTGAAGCGCGAGGGGGAGCTCCGGGAGTGAGAGGAGGCGAACGAGTTCATCCTTGGGAAGAATGTAGTAGAGTTTGATGCGGCGCCCCTTGGCGACCCGCTTGAGTTCGAGGAGGGACATCGCTGAATAGTCCATGGTACTGTCCTCCTCCCAGACCACGGACGCATCCGTTTTTCTCCGGTCTAGGAACAATGAAGAAAACCGTCGTTGTCTTCGCCATGTTTCTCGCGGCCCTTCTTGCAGGACTTTTCGTTCGCTATACCTCCAAGACATCCCCTGTGAAGCGGGGAGACGACTCGGACAGTGACTCGGAGGACGGCAAGGAGCGCTTCTTCCAGCGTGAGATTGGGATGCCCCTCGACATGGAGACCGTGAAGGGCCCTGTGGGTGTCGCGGGCTACAGTGGGACGCCTCCCCTGCTGGGGTCAGAGCCCAAGCCGGTCCCCGAGCGTCCCTATGACATGGCGAACGACCAGGAGCTCTTCCAGTTTGAGGGCAACCGCATGAGTGCAGACTGCTGCCCCAGCCCCTTCTCTGGCGACCGCGGGTGCGTCTGCCTCACGGACAAGCAGCTCTCGGCCTTCGCCAGCCGCGGCGGGAATCGGAGCAGCAAAGACTAAAACGGAACCGGCCTCCCCAAGACGAACGCTCTCATCCCAAAATGATTGTCCCTGAACTCTCTGCCTCCAAGGTCGCCGGCTTTATCGGTCTCCACAAGTACCAGAATGCCAATGAGCTCCAGTATGAACTTCTTCTCAAGGACAAGGACACGTGCGCGCGCATCCTTGGTCTCGAACAGCAATACGGCCGGCGTGCCTTCACGGCTCTCGCGAAGGACGTCCTCAAGGGGTCGGCCATCTCCGACCTTATCAGCACCGGGATTCGCGATGCCCGGCACACCTCCAATGTCAGCGGGGTTCTCAAGGCCGTCCAGGACCGGGCCGGAGTTATCCTGGACCTGGTGCATGACACGTTCGACCCTGAGGTAAAGGCGCGTCTCGTCGACGAGGTCCGTGGACAGGTCTCCAAGCGCCGCGGCCTCGCCAATGAGGACGCCATTCTGAATACCTACGAGGCTGCGCGTGAGGTCAAGGTCACGGAGCGCAATACCAAGACCCTCAAGAAGCCCATGGGGTCTTGGACTCTCGTGGGGCGCTGCGATGGCTATGTCGCCTCGGAGAACCGCATCGTCGACTCCAAGGACCGCACCCGCCACTGGCCCCAGGTGCCGCTCTACGACGAGATTCAGCTCCGCTGTTACATGACCATGTATGACGCCGCGGAGTCGGAGCTGATTGAGCGCTTCCCCGATGGACAGACTCGCCACACGAAGTATCTGAATGACCCCGCGAAGTGGGCAACCCTTCAGACGGCCGTTGAGGCCGGAGTGGCGACGTTGAATGCGATTGCTGCAGATGACGAGGAGCTGAAACGAGTGGTCTTCGCAAACACGGTCTGTGTAGACAATGGAGGTCACACTGACGAACGGCGTTCCGCTCGCCTGGCAGGGACGGCGACCCTTACGGGACTCTGAGACCCGCATGCTCTACACTGGATTTAGCCGCTATGACGTGGAGCGCAAGGTCTTGTCCACGATTTCTGTGACCCCGGAGGGGAAACTTCTGTATACCGAACGGCCGCATGAGGGGCGTGCCTTTTCGCGTGTGTATGCTGCCGAGCATGTCCGCATCGTCGTCTACTCGGACAGCCCGAAGGTGTGGGCGGAAGAGCTCTCTCCTTACGAGACACACTTCTTCCAGCAGGTCGGCACCTGAACCCGAAAGGGCAGCTTGGACGCCAGCACCGCCGCCTGCATCGCGATGGGGACCACGCTGTCGATGGTATGGAGAATGCGCTCCTTCTCTTCAGCGGACTTGTCCGTGTCCTTCAGGGCAAACCGAAGGGTCTTCTGGAGAAGCTCCAGGCGCTCCTTCCCCCGAAGGTGGGTGAGGCCCGAGAGCTCACGCCCGAGCTCCAGGCAGGTCGGAATAAGGTTGTCCCAGTCAATCCGTCCCTTGATGGTCCGGTAGAGGGCGTCCACCTGGGCGTCCAGCTGCGCATCCGTCTCGTGAAGGGGATTGGTTTGCATCGCGGTTTGTTTCCTCACTCCAAAAGATCCTTCCCAAACAAATGAACGTGACCGACATTGTTGGAACGGCTGTTGCAACGCTCATCGTTCTGGTTCTGGCGCACCTCGCCGTCTACTGGGTTGTTAAGACTCTGTATCCTCCCGTCCCCCAGGCTCAGGTGCAGGTCCAGCCCGAACCCCTCGCAGAGCCTCGTCCCACTGTCACTTTCGCAGAGCCGCCTCCTCCTCCCCAAGATGTCCAGCGCGTGGTCCTACCGACGTATGAAACGGCTGCTGCCGCGGAGCCCCCTCGTGAAGGCGGGGAGCGTCGAGGCCCGCCACCTGCTGAAAGTACCTCAAGTCGTGGGGACTCCCGGGTGGCTCCTGCTCAGTCATAATGAGTCCGGAGACCCAATTGCGATGTTCGCGGACAAGCAAGAGCGAATTGAGATTGTCTACCTCGTGATGGACGAGCGTGTCTTCTCGGACACCATTCTTCGCGTAGTCAAGCTGGGACCCTGGCGCTATGTGGCGTATGACCTTCCGGTCTTCAATGGCACCTCGTTGCTGGAGACACGGTCGTATCGCCAGCGGCAGGAGACACTTGCAGAGGTCTTGGAGGCCTTTCACTTTCCCGACCTCATCTCGTTGGAGACGCCCGCCCAGATTCCCCTCGGAGACACACCAGTTCGCGGCTATGAGCACTACGATGAGACTCCTGGAAGCGGAGGCGTATTTTGTCCTGTCAATGAATAAATGGCCGGAACCTGTGGAAGCATGCTCGGCGGCCGTCGTCGGTCCAAGAAGGCGATGAAGGGGGGTGAGGGGTCCTGCGGCATGCCCGGCGGTCGTCGCCGTCGTCGCCGCACGATGCGCGGTGGAATGGGCTACGGCTTTCAGGGCGCGCTCGATGGCGGGACGAGCGGCCCTGCGTGGGGGTCGTCCTGGGGCGGTGAGATTACCAAGAGCGGAGAGCCTATCTACGATACGGCCCAGCGCCCGCCGGTGACGGGTGGTCGTCGTCGCAAGTCCAAGAAGAGCAAGAAGGGCGGCAAGCGTCGTCGCACGATGCGCGGCGGGGCGACCTGGCAGTCGATTGCGCCGGTGGGCTACGGCTTTACGGGGGAGGGCTCGCGGGGACTGGCTGACGCAACTGGATACGCGTCCAAGGTGCCGCCCTCGTCTGGGGGAGCCAGCCAGAACCCGGACGGCGCATACCATGTCTAACCACGGCATCGGCATAGACATACGGAAGGTACTCGGGGTCATTCGTCACAATCTGCGGTCCACCTGTCGCCATCGTCGTCAGATACATGTGCTGCATCGAAAAGCGAAGCTCAGAGTACTCCAGCCATTCCATCCAAACGCGATAGGTTGAAATCGCCGCTGTGAGTAGCGACATACTGTCCCACGAATTCAAGCACAAAAATGTAAGACTAATCAACGGGCTGAGAATCATCTCGTTGATTCGTAACATTGTGTCTCCCATTGACCGGGGAGCGCAAACCTTTTTCAGTTGGAGATAGCGTTCTGCGACCTTAAAGGGGTCCATTCGCCTTAATTAGAAGTCCCTCGCCAGGAAATTCCTTCTCCTCAAACGAACCGAACTCAATGTAGACGAGATTGGTCTGGTCGGTGATTCGGATGAGGTGCTCCACC